TATTGGGAAATCAAGGAAAGCCCCCTTGAAATGACTTACCTTCCCACCGGTCAGAAGATTTACTTCCGGGGCCTTGATGATCCTCTGAAGGTCACTTCAATTACGGTTGAAATAGGGTTTCTGTGCTGGTGCTGGATTGAAGAAGCATACGAAATCATGAATGAAGCTGATTTTGATATGCTGGATGAATCCATCCGTGGTGCTATCCCGGAAGAAACCGGCCTGTTTAAGCAAATCACGCTGACATTCAACCCGTGGAACGAAAAGCATTGGATCAGGAAACGCTTCTTCGGGGAGATCACCGGCAAGGATGCCCAAGGGAACCCCACATACAAGTTCCATGATAGCTGGATCAGCCCGGATGGGCAGATTTACGCCACAACCACCAATTACCTGTGTAATGAATGGCTGGACACGGCGGATTTGAAGGTGTTCAACACCATGAAGGAAAACAACCCCCGCCGCTACAAGGTGGCTGGCCTTGGGGGTTGGGGCATTGTGGATGGCCTGATTTTCGATAATTGGCGGGAAGAAGCCTTTGATTATTTGGCTATTTCCAAGAAGCCTGATGTGAAAAGCGCCTTCGGCCTTGACTTCGGTTATACCAACGATCCCACGGCCCTGTTCTGTGGGCTGGTGAGTGAGAAGGAAAGAACCATTTGGGTTTTTGATGAACTGTATGAAAAGGCCCTGACGAACCGGGCAATCTGTGACCGGATCACCGGCATGGGCTACGGCAAGGAACGGATCAAGGCCGATTGTGCCGAACCCAAGAGCATTGATGAATTGCGGGATGCTGGCCTTCATCGTATCAGAGCCGCCCGGAAGGGCAAGGACAGCGTGAACAACGGAATCCAGTACATTCAGGGTTACACCATCATTGTTCATCCCCGGTGTGTGAATTTCATCACCGAGATTTCAAACTACACATGGGCAGAAGATAAGTTTGGGGCCAAGATCAATGTTCCCATTGACGATTTCAACCACCTTATGGACGCTATGCGTTACGGGCTGGAAGATATGTTGGTTGGCCCCGCCTTCAGCTTCGACTAATAACATGATAGTAACAAAACACACGAAAAACGCACGGTTTCCGTGTGTTTGCGTTTATTAAGCAATGAAGAAAGGCGGTAAGTGAATATGTTTCTGGATAACGCTATGGAGCGTATCAACCGCCTGATCCTTCAGGGTGGGCGAACCGGCATGACTGAAAATCAGTTCTTCGCCGCTGAAATCAAGGAATGGAAGAATAGTCAGCGCCGCAAGGATCAGGTTATGGGTGATCTGTACTATGAAGGACAGCATGACATTCTTCAGCGTCAGCGCACAATCATTGGTGAAAACGGTCAACTTCAGGTGGTGACGAACCTTCCGAACAACCGCCTGATTGATAACCAATATGCCCTGATGGTGGATCAGAAAACCAACTACCTTGTGGGCAAGCCCTTCACCCTGAACTGTCAGGATAAGGGTTACACGGATGCTTTGGGCAAGGTTTTCAACAAACGGTTTTACCGGCTTCTGAAATATGTTTGTGAAGATGCCCTGAACGGTGGCATTGGCTGGCTTTATCCTTACTACAATGAAGCTGGTGAATTGACCTTCAAGCATTTCCCGGCCTATGACATTCTTCCTTTTTGGGCTGACGATGATCACACCATCCTTGATTGTGCGATTCGTTACTACACCCAAGAAGTGTGGAACGGCTACCAGAAGGAAAAGGTGGAGAAGGTGGAAATCTTCAAAACCGATGGCATTTACAGGTATATCTATCAAAATGATATGCTGATTGCCGATGTGGAAGCCGGTGAACATGAAAACTATTTCATGGTTGAGGAAGAAGGACAGGAACCCAAGGGGTTCAACTGGACACGGATTCCGCTGATCCCGTTCAAGTACAACAAACAGGAAATCCCCCTGATCCGCCGTGTAAAAACCCTTCAGGACGGTATCAATGTGATGCTGTCCGACTTTGAAAACAATATGCAAGAGGACGCACGGAACACCATTCTGGTTCTGAAGAACTATGACGGTGAAAATCTTGGTGAGTTCCGCCACAACCTTTCCACCTATGGAGCCGTAAAGGTTCGTGAGGATGGCGGGGTTGAAACCCTTCAGGTTGAAATCAATGCAGAGAATTACAAGGGCATTTTGGAACTTCTGAAGAAATCTCTGATTGAAAATGCCCGTGGCTATGATGCCAAGGATGATCGGTTGTCTGGTAATCCAAACCAGATGAACATTCAATCCATGTATTCTGACATTGACCTTGACGCAAACGGCATGGAAACCGAGTTCCAAGCGGCCTTTGAAGAACTGTTGTGGTTCATCAATCAGGATTTCAGCAACAGGGGCTTGGGCGATTATGAAGGCGCTGAACTTCAGATTGTGTTCAACCGTGACATTCTGATCAATGAAACGGAATCCATTGAAAACTGTGCCAAGTCCGTTGGTATTCTGTCCACAGAAACCATTGTGGAACAGCACCCGTGGGTTACGGATGTTGAAGTGGAGCTGGCCCGGTTGCGTAAGGAAAAGGATGAAGCAATGGAACAAGCGCAGGAATACGCCGGGGCCTTCCAGACCGGCAACCCAAACCAAGGTGATAATGGTGGGGGCGAATAACCCCCGCCGTTTCACAATATATGCCGGGGCAGACATTGAGTGTGGCGGGGTGCTATTACTCCTACCCGCCAAAGGGTGAAATTCCCTTCCCCGGCCCATCATGGCCCGTTAGTCAAGTGGTTAAGACACCGCCCTTTCACGGCGGTAACGCCGGTTCGATCCCGGCACGGGCTACCATGCTTCCCTGTTGGACTTGGCTGAAAATGCTTGCGGGGCCTTCAGCCCTGATGGGGAAGTCTTATTTGCTGAAGTGGATGGAATAGGCAGACACGGCGGATTCAAAATCCGTTGCCGCAAGGCGTGTGGGTTCAAATCCCACCTTCAGCACCATTTTTCAGGATTGGAGGAACGGCCCATGAGAAATGCGGATTATTGGCGTGGGCGGTTTTCCATCTTGGAGGACAGCGCCCACAGAGAAGCCCAAAAGACCATTCAGGACATGGAAGAACTGTATCTGGATGCACAGCGTTCCGTTCAGAAAGAAATTGAAAGCTGGTATGCCCGTTTTGCGGTGAACAACCAAATCAGCCTGACCGATGCCCGGAAATGGCTAACCGCTGGACAGCTTGAAGAATTTCATTGGAGCGTTGAACAGTATATCAAGATCGGTGAACAGGCCGGGTTGGATGCGGCATGGCTGAAGAAGCTGGAAAATGCGTCCACCCGGTTCCACATTTCCCGCCTTGAAGCTGTTCAGACAGGTATTCAACAACAGCTTGAATTGCTATATGGCAATCAGGTTGATAGTCTGGATGCCCTGTTGAAGAAGGTTGTGGGCAATGGTTACACCCACACAGCCTTTGAGGTTCAGAAGGGCGTGGGCCTTGGTTGGGATATTACCGGGCTGGATCAGAAAAAACTTGAAACCTTGCTTTCAAAGCCTTGGACAACGGACGGGCGAACCTTCCGGGATCGCTGTTGGCTGAACAAAAATGATTTGGTGGGTTCGGTCAGTAAGAGCCTGACACAAGGGCTTCTTCGGGGTGATTCCCCGGCCAAGATCACCACGGCCATTCAGAAGCAGTTCGGGGTTCATCGGTATAAGGCGGGGCGATTGGTCAACACCGAAACCACCTATTTCAATGCAGTTGCCACCAAGGAATGTTACAAGGATTTGGATGTTGAAATGGTGGAAATCATTGAAACGCTGGATTCCCATACCTGTTCCATTTGTGGTGGGCTTGATGGTAAGGTGATCCCTATTTCCCAATATGAACCCGGCGTGACTGTGCCGCCGTTCCACCCCAACTGTCGAGGAACTACGGCCCCGGCCATTGATCCCAAGTATGCCGGTGAAAGAGCCGCCCGGAACGCTGATGGGGATGTGTACTATGTTCCCGCCAACATGAAATATGCTGATTGGGTTCAGACCTTCGTGAACGGAGGTTCTAAGGCTGGCTTGACAGCCGCAACCGCTACGGCTATATTGGATATAGTGGAACAGGCCACCGGAGCCAAGAAAGGAACTTCGATGGCGATTCAAGATGCTGTCAAGGGAGCGAACCCCAACTATTCACGGGGAAGCGCCTATGGCGTGAACTGTCAGCGTTGTGTTCAGGCGTATGAATTTCGCCGCCGTGGATATGATGTGGTTGCAAAGCCCAAGCCTTCCACCAATAACATTATTTCTTGGGGTTCTGAATGTTTCATTCAGCCGGGGGCATATCAATATTCCTATCAAGCCTACGCATTGAACCAGACGGAAGCCGCCGTGAAAAAGGCGTTGGCAAATGCCCCCGATGGTTCCCGCTTTTCCATTTATATCAAATGGAAAAGAACCTATGGCGGAAGCGCCCATGTGTTCATTGCGGAAAAAACCGGTGGTGTAGTCCATTACCTTGATCCCCAAACCGGGAATATGGACGCTTCCGATTACTTCACCAGAGGTTCCAAAGGGTGTTTTGGCTATTTCCGGTTGGATGATAAGGCGCTGACAACTGACCCCAACATTATTTCTGCTACCGTGGAGGTGAAATGATATGACCGAACAGGAAGCACGGGAAATCCTTCAGAAGTTCCGTGAAAAGGATGATGATACCGGTGAAGAATACGGCTATATCATTCAGGAATGTTGTGGAAGGGATGGAACCGGATATGTGTTCCGATGCAAAGCGGAAGGCGCTGTGTATGGGAAAGATGCAAGCCTTCCCTTGATGGCCGTATATCCTGATGGAACGGTTTTGAACACCCCAATTTAATATCTGATGATTTGACCACCCCGGAGATTACGAACAGTTCGTTAAGTATGTTGCGGATATTCTGGAAAACCCGGATTACATCTTGGAAGCAAACAAGCCTAATACCGGTGTGATTCTGAAAGAAATTGAAGAAAATGGCGAAAAGTTCAAAGTGATTCTACGGGTAAAGGTAGAGAGTGACCCCGCTGAATATCGAAACTCCATCTTGTCCTTCTGGCAAATTGGTGAAACCACATGGAAGAAGAATGTGAAGAACAAGAAAATCCTTTACAAGCGGGAATAATACTGCTATACTTTAGATAGGATAAGAACGGGCTTTGAGGTGGAAAAAGCGTTCCCATACGCCACACGCCTTTTGGTAGTGGGCAAAAGAGATGCCGGGAGTGACGCTCCGGCCAAAGTCCAATCTTCAAGGGAACAGGTGAAAACCTGTTCCCTTCTTCTATGCCTAAAATTTTGTCAAAAACCTCTTGACTTTTTGAGTTCCAATTATTATAATAAGTTTGTGGAACTCAAAAAGTGAGGTGATACGATGTCTCCACGAACCGGAAGGCCGAAAGCGAACAATCCCAAAAGGAATGATGTGAAAGTTCGATTGGACGATGAAGCAACAAAACGCCTTGATGAATATTGCGCCAAGCATGATATTACACGGGCAGAAGCTATTCGGCAAGGGATTGATTTACTTTTGGCACAAGAAAAGTGAAACAGCCGCTCCACCCTGAACAAGTAAGCGACTGTTTCTAAAACCAGAGGTTTCCCAACTGGATAAATCCATTCTATCACAGTTGGGAACTTCTATCAAGTGAAAATTGATGGAGGTTTAACATGGAAAAATTGATCAAGAGCATTGAAGGCGTACACCCCGGTAAGTATGACCTTCGCAGGAATGAACTGGATGAACTCTATGACGCATATCATCACGACACTTTCAAGCTGATTGCCGTGGTGTTCAAGCTGGGCTTTGCCCGTGGACAGAAGGCGGTGAAGAAGGCATGAATGAACTTCAGGTATTCACCAACCCCGAATTTGGACAGGTACGAACCGTGACCATTGATGAAGAACCGTGGTTTGTGGGCAAGGATGTGGCGGTTGCCTTGGGGTATGAATCGCCACGGGCGGCAGTCAGCAAGAAGGTTGACCCGGAAGATAAAGGCGTTTCCGAAATGGAAACACCTTCAGGGAAGCAGCAAATGACCATCATCAACGAATCCGGTTTGTATGCCCTGATCTTCGGAAGCAAGCTGGAAAGCGCCAAGCGGTTCAAGCATTGGGTGACGCATGATGTTCTTCCCGCAATCCGTAAAACCGGAAGTTATTCCATCATCCCGAAAGCAAGAGCATTGACCACAGACGATTACATGAAGGCGGCACAACTGGCCGCTACCTGTCGGAATGAACGGCTTCCCTATGTGCTTGGATTTCTGGAACAGGCCGGGTTTTCTATCCCGGAAGTGACCACCCCAGCCCCGGCCTTGGATGGCCCGGTTGACTGTACGGAAATTCAACGGCTGATGGATGAACGGGGTATTTCCGTAACGGAGCTTTCCAAGCTGACGAACATTTGCAAAGCGTCTTTGAGTTATTACAAACGGGGCATTTACAAGCCGAACCGTGAACGCTATCGCATTATCATTGACGCATTAACTTAATTGATGATTTGACCACCCCGGCCTTTGGCCGGTGGTGGTTTTTTCATACCATTTTCGCCGTTTCCCGGTGGTGGGCGGTA